CCTAGCATAAAGTTTTTACTCTCTATACCTTTCATGACACCCAGCCACTTATTGCGTAGTAATGCGACTTCATTGATAATTGTTTCCATATCAATTACTTCGTCTTCAGCTTCTGCATATTTTTCAGCATCTCTACTAGTAAGCGCTCTTGCATACGCTTCGAGATACTTCTTATAATGTTTTTGCTTAATCCTACGTAATTGAATGTTTAAAAATTCAAGAATCGCATCAATTTCTTGTAGCTGATTAAATCGGTGCTCTGTTTGCCCAGGAAGGTTACTTAGAGCCCGTTCTACGTTGCCTTGTATTTTAATCTCTCCTCTCGCAGATAATAGCTCGCTCTCAAAATAATTTATGAATGCGGGTATTTCTCCGAGATTAGTAACAACTTTATTATACCACATAACTACTACAGTTTGCGATTAATCTTCATACCCAGAATCATCTTCGTCCTCATTCTCGTCCTCTGCATATTCTTTATATGCACGACCAAGGGCAGAATCAGTTCCGCTAAATTCTTTAAGATCCGCATCCCCGAGCATATCAATCATAACGCTCATTAAGTTGTCAGCAGCTTCCTGTCGGTCTTTTTGAGGAATGTATCCACGCAGGATTGTATATAGTTCACTAATAACTTCTACTTCGATGCTCATAATATCAATTTTCCTTTTTATGCTGTATTAAATCGTCGGTACATCCTGTGCACCTTGTTAGTTTACAAGGACTCGGTTGTGTAAATGGTTGCCATTCTGTAAAAATATTACCTAAGTTGTCATTTTTACATTGTGATGAATGGACATTAAAATCTTTGTCAATATCTAATCGGGTAAAGCCAGCATTGCAACTCCAACCTTGCCAATTATCTAATTTTTCATTGTGTAGCCAATTTGCATTTACTTGATACTTATCTCCATTAGATAATAGTATTTCTGAATTATAATATTGATGATTTTCAAATTTCAAGATTCAGGTTTCCTTGCAAAATTGGGTATACTCGGGTTTGAAATCCGTAATCAATTTCATTCACTGTATAGCTTATGCTGTGCTTATCTAATAGATCTTTATATAAAAGAATTCGATCTCTATTCCAAAACTCATCCATGATATCTATATGTATAAACTTAGAACTATTAATTAACTGTTTTAATCTGACGACTGTATCAAAAAATTTCTGCTCGTTGAATTGCTCTGAATGAACACTAAAGCTAATGTTGTCAATAACTTTAAACATTTTACTATAGTAATTAAAAGTAGCACTACCATTTGTAGTTACTAATAATTTAAATAATTTATCTGCATAATTTTCTCTAAGCCAAATAACAAAAGGTAAAAAATGTTTACTAGTTGTTAATTCGCCGCCAGTAAATGATATTTTATACAGTAGATTTAGATCTTGTGTTTTTTCATATATGCGTACCCAAGCCTCCTGCAATGTTTCCAGTGAATGGTGTTTGCTAGTTGAATCATGCCAATTTGGGCTACAATACATACAGTCATAGTTACACCGTATACCTATCTGCCAGGTAATAGAATAGTATTCTTCAGTAGGAGTAACTCTAACTATACGTGAGTCCATTATTCGGCGTCGCCTGCAACAAGTACTTCAACTGGCGCATTCTTGTCAAAGATGTGCGGATGTGTCGTAATTTCTGCCATTACTGTATCTAAACATCCATCATCATTACGTTCCCAACCCTTGCGGAACTTCTTAATAATCTCACCATCAATTGTTGTGTAAACAAGGCTGTTGCCTTCTTTCTTTAGCATACCTTTGGCTTCGATCAAGTCGGTAAGGCCAGAATACGGATTCATACCGGTTTCATACGGGATTTTAACTTGTACCGATTCAAACGGCTTAGCATAGCGAGTTTTCATAATCTTGCAAGCTGCACGAATACCCTGCACTGTGGTTGTTTTGCCACCGTCTTCGTCTTCTTTAAGTTTCAACTTACGCATAGCAACAACAATTGAACTTGCATAGATGAAGCCTTGGCCACCGGAGATCTTGTCATCTGGATCAAACATATCTTGCGATGCGTATGTGTGTGCAGTACACACTAATCCAAGATTCAAGTTGCCAAACATATTAACGCAATTACGAACCAATGCAGCGAGAGCTTTAGGCTTACGGCCCATATCGCCCTTCATGTCACCAGCTTGGAATTGGTTAATGTCAGTTGGGGTTAGCAACATACCCAATGAGTCAACAATGAATAATACTTTAGGACGATCTGCCTCCGGGATCGTTTTGTATTCTTTAACGAACTCGCTAATCATCTTAGCTACTTCGTCAATCATTGCCATATTAAGTTTAAGTAACTTGTCTTCGCTTGTGTCTACGCCCAATGCGTGAAGCCACTTCTCGTCCAATGCATTCTCGCTATCAACTAAGATAACAAAGATGCCTTGTGCCTGTGCGTTCTTTACTAGATTACCAGAACAGATAAAGCTCTTGCCTGCGCCAGACTCGCCGGCAAATACTGTAACTTTACCCATCGGGACACCGTGATTAAAGTTGCTACTAATGAGATAGTTTAGTGCAAAGTTGTTTGTGCTAATCCAATCAGTTGGATCGTTGAAACCAATGCTCATGCCTTCGATGCTTTTTGTGATGCTCTTACGAAATTTACTGAAGTCGTACGGTTTTGCCATGATTAATTTCCTTTGTTTAATTGTATACTGAAATTGTTCTTTTGTAAACTGTTTTTGAAAATAATTTTTCTATATTCTGTTAATTTTTCCGACAAATCAACAATATTGCCAATATTAAAATATCCGCCAGCGGGAGTTTTGTTGTGTGCTTGACACCACGCTACATATTCTTTGCTCAACGGAATTGTTTGTGGTTGTAACAGATGTATAGTTACACAGTTAGTCAATTGAGTATAATTATTTTCATCGCTATATTCCAAACTTAAATCAAAATTTATATATTTATTGTATAAAGTTCTACCAAGTAAATGTGGGGATATTTTAAAATTAGCGATGTCATTTGTTAATAGAGTTTTTGGAAACGGGTTGCTAAACTCTACCCATTGATCATCGGCCATTTCACATTCTATTTCATGATTGAATAAATTTTCTATTGCGTGTATATATATGTTTAAATCTTCATGTTGATCACGTAATCCCAATCTTGATATTACCGTATTTAATTTAGGCGCCGGAATCTCACTGGGGAAGATTGAATGTATCAATCTTGTTTGTTCTGAGTTATATTTTTTAAGTTTAGCAATTATATTATATTCAATCGAATGTGACTCAACCCAATCAGAATGATACTTATTTAAAATATGCTGATCTAAATAATCTTCAAGTTTGTATTCTACAATTTTATTGTCAATTAATTCATATATCCATTCATTAATCTTTTTAACAGTATTATCTAAATCTTGAAATCGTTGTAGTGCTTTTTTTCCGATTGATAGTGGAATAGAAAATTTATTAAGATTTTTACTGGTTATGCAATCATAATAATACTCAAGTACCTCATGGTTTATTGATACAAATGGTATTGTATCACCGGTATTTTCAAATGCTAGTAGAAAGTTCATAGTTAATTATTGAAATAGGGGCTAGTTATGCCCCTATTTTTGAAAATCAATTAACTAGTTGATTTACGGTTACGGATCATCGCCAGGATGTCTTCGGCCTTTTGACTAGAAGGTTTAGCTGTTGCAACTGGTGTTGCAACTACTGCTTCTTCTGCCATTGCAACATCATCTTCCCACGCTGCTGGTGCTGCTTTAGCTGCTGGTGTAGGTGCTGCAACTGCTGACAATGCTGGGCGTGTTTGCGGGACAGATTTAGCAGGAGCTTCTTCACCAGTACTACCAGTACCAGATTGGAGGCCTGGCGGCTTGAAGTAGTTAGCCCAACGATCTGGATCGTACGGTTGACCATCCACGGATGCTTCAAACATTTCTTTCATAACTTGCAATGCAGTTGCATCTGGACGTTTTGGCAAAAAGTCTGCCAAGTTGTACAAGCCGTGAGTTTCGATTGCTGCGGCTTCATCGGAGTTCAATGAAGACTCTTTACGTGCCCAGCTACTTGTGCTGTAATCAGCATAGCCACCTTTGCTGGTTTTCTTAACACTGAAGTCAAGGCCGCCTGCATAATCAGTTGGCAGATTTTCCATGTCTGGATCCATTAGCGCGTTCTTGATCAAGTTAAAGATCTGCGGGCTAATAATGAAACGACGAATTGGATTTTCTGGAGATTTGTCATCGCCCATTGGGTTTTCTCTAACAAAACCCTGAAACAAATAACTGCGTTTTTTCCAGTACTTACGACCCATTTCTTCCATAGAAGGTTCTTTGAACCAAGTACGGACTTCTGCCAGGATTGGGCAAGCTTCTCCCCACATCTCAACGCAAGGAACTTGTACAATAACAGGCTTGCTGTCACTTTGACCTTTAATGCCAGCAAATGGCAATTTGATCATAGCACGTTCAACCCAAAAGAATGAGTTTTTAGAGTCTGCATCGGGGAGGAATCGAACACGAGCTGTAGTGTTCTCTGGAATGTTCCAGTGTGCGTAAATGGCGTTATCGCCTTGGGGACGATTGCCGCCACCTTTATTGGATTCTTGTGATTGAAGTTTTGCGCGAATTTCTGCAAGTGTCATAGCCATGATGTATTTCCTTTATTTTAAATTAAGATGGTCTTTAAATGTGCCTAATCGTATATTAGCACAGTAGCTAGTATACGATAATGTATTTATGAAGTCAAAAGAAAAGGCAGAATTTTCTGCCTTTTGGTGAAATAGTTTTGGTTAGCGTTTTAGGCCAGCGAGTCCGCGTAAAAAGTCTAGACCATCGTCTGGTACCGATTCATCAATTGATGTTGCAGCAAATTGATCCTGTGGGTGAGCTTTCTGTGGACTAACCGGAGCAGGAAAGTTTGAACTAGAGTTGTCTACATTGCGTTTACCAACTTCGATATCATCCATTAATCCAGGCACGTATTGGTTTAACCAAACTTTAACCAGTGAGCGTATATCAGCATCCGGGCCGTGATCTTCTGCGTAATCTTGTACAGTGTCCGTTAACTCACTTAGTGAACTATGTGATCCTAATAGCTGCTCAAGATCTGCGATTGCATCAATTCCGCTAATACCTGCAGGCTGTGTAGTTTTCATATATTCCTGCACCGCAGCTGGATCTACCCCATTTGTTGCACTTTCGGTGACTGACTGAGCCCACTCGTCTAGCTCGCTACCAAGGTTGCCTGACGGTTGCGATTTTTGCTGTTGGTATGCGCGATATACATATGGTAATGCATCGTTGAACCGTTCGTCGTACACTTTTTTAACAAAGCGTTCACGCAGACTTGCTACGTCAACTTCATCTTCGATCGGAGATGGTGCAGTAAATGTTTCAAAATAACTGCGGAAGCCACGTGGGGCTCGCGTCTGCTTTAGAGTATGTTTTACGTTATCGTACTGGCGTACAGCAGCGTGGGTCATATCTGCCGTTTCCTGGTCTTCAAATTGACGATGTTTAGTATTGCGCACAAAATGACGCATTGCTGCCATTTCGGCTACTAATTCATTGATATGTTCTGCAACCTCGTCGTGTAGGGTGCCACCCTGATTGATGTTTTCTGCCATTGCATATGCACCGTGGAGATTAGTATGGTTAAGTAAGAACCGTTCGCCACGTTCGGTCTCTAAGAAGATTTCCTGAATATGACGTGTACGTGCTCCGCGTACCTCGTCATTGATTTTATCTTTGTGGCGTACTAGAATTTTAGTATTGCCTGCATCGCCGACGCTATTATAAGGGCGGCCCGGTGTGCCGCGTAACTTACTCTCTGTTACAGGTACATCATCTACTGTGGATACAGTATCAGTTTTAGCTTGTTGTTTAACGTCAGTGATGTTTAAATTGGATTTGTTGATATCACGGGTATCAAAAGTCATTAAATTGCGTTTAGCAAATTGTCTTAGATTGCGTAGAAATTCATACCAAGTTTTGCGTTGGTCGCGATCCATATCACCAGATATGTTCTGCCCGTAATAAACTTTTACGCTTTCTTCATCAATTAAACTAATTGTAACTTTACCAAATGCATTACCAGATTCATCACTATATGTAAAGTTAAAGAACCGAGCCTTAGACGGATCAGTTACAGCCTTGGCACCTTCATCACCTAAGGTGACATTGGGGAAACGTGTACGGATTTTGTCAAATAAAGCAGCGGCTACGGCTTCAATTTCTGTGGATTCTGCTAACAATTTATTCATCATATTATATTTAGCTGTTTATAATTAATAGCCACTTAGCATAATAAATGGCATCGGCTCTTGGAAATTCTCTATGCTATCACGGAGTTCGTAATCAAGGCCTGCGTCAAATTGCTGTAGTAGTTGTATCATACGTATAGCTAGCAGTGCAGCCATAACCAAGTCGTCGTGCTCACCAATTTTAGCTGCAAAGCTATTACCACTTGCAACAAATGTCTTCAACTCGCTTATTAGTGCTTTACTTGCAATAGTTAGCTTGCCCGTCTCTACTAGACTCTTAAACTTACTACACGCACTTAGCTTAGATTTATGTGTAGTAGTAAACCCTTTGCGGTATCTAGTGCCCGACGCACCTTTACGTGGCTCGCTCAGGAATGTTCCTGGAATGTTTTCTTCGCCAATTGATGAGATAACCACTAAGGCAGCTTCGCCTAGTGTATTATTCTCAACTGAATAATACACACTTGTATTTCCTGCAATTTCAGCAAGATACTTGCATATTTCCTGCATAATAACAATTTGACGTTGCACGGTAGTCTTGTTATCCCTCCACTCTGCTACTTGTTTCAAGCCGGGCATTTCAAACACCTGGATAGCTGCTGGATCTCTGCCAGTACCTAAACTCGGATCAAGTGCCACTACATAAGTTTTTTCACGTTCGGGTTTTTTATACCAACGTATTTGGCCTTGCTTCTCAATTGGGTCAAGGCCGCCCATTTCAACTAAGTGCAATGGATTGATAAGTGTTTCGTCGAATATAATAAATTCGCAGTCCATTTCGCGACGGAATCGTTCTTCGCCTAGTTGTGCCCGCATTTGTGCAGCCCACACTTCATCGCGGTCCGG